CTTTTTTTGAAGCCGAAGATGCTGCTCATCGACTCCAAAGCCTCACGACGCTCCTCATCGGTCACCTCGACGTGCTTCTTCCCCGCCTTTTCCGGCGCGAGATCGCCCAGAATCGACGTGCCACCAGCCTGAATCGCGGTGATGATAGCCGCCGCATCCATCGGCAGCACCATATGCACCGCAGTCATACCCGTATATGTGCTCGGGTCGGCCGAGAGATTTTCCCACAATGCGATCGCGTCGCAGTAGCGGAGTCTGCCGCCCAAATCGGCCTGCAGACTCCACCCGCGAGCCGCGAAATCGGCTCTTATTCGATTGCCGTCTGCTCCTTGGAGGAGCTGGCAGAAGCCGACGATTTTCCCAATTCCACACCCTGAATCTTCGCCAGCAGCTCACCATAATCGTTGAGGATGTTGAATGGAACCATTGCCGGCTCCTTCGCCAACTCCTTGGCCGCATCCTCGCTAGCGAAAGCCGCGAGAATATCCTTCAACGTCTGAATCTGCTCCGTGTTGGACTGCAGGTCGGACAGGCGCACGAAATCATCGATGCTGAGATTCAGAGGCAGCTTGTAAATGTGGCCGTGCGGTGCGAGGAACCATACGCTGCCGTCCTTGATGAGGTGCTTCACCTTCATCTGCTCGGCCGACGCTTCAAGCGCCTTCTCCTCGTCCTCCTGAGTCCAGGCTTCGAAATCGGCGGCGGAGGGCATCACATTCTTGGTCATTTCTTCCTTCTTTCAAACGACTAAAAATTTTTCCTTTGCTTCACTGGATGAAGAGGAAGAATCCCAGCACATGCGAAGAAAGGAAGAAAGAAACATGTGCAGGGAAGAGTCAATGTCAGTCGGTGACCGGCTGAGACTCGGAATCATCAGCCTGATGACCGGTGTTATGAGAACCGGACGAAACAGTCGGAGTCACGAAGGACTGCAGGTACTTCGAGGCGCCGGAATCGCAGGCGTCATCCTGAATCCATTCGATGGTCCAAGCGTCACCGGTGTTCTTGCCGGCCGTATCCTGACCCTGCTCGTTGCCGGTCAGATTCACGACACCAAGACGACGGCGATGCGTGCCATTCTTGAACACCGTCTCCTGATAGCAGAACCACTTGCCGTTCTGAATCACGTCGGTCACGTGATACACGCCACTGGAGTCCGGCTTGCCGATCGTCATCTGGCGCGTGATGTCGTTATCCTCGGCCACCGTGAACTGCGCGGTCAGCGACGCCTTGCCATTGATCGAATATCCAGGCTGGTGGAATTTGATCGCATCATCGGCGTCACGGCTGTCCTGCGGGGCACCATCCTCGGTGATAAGGCCGACGAAGCCACCCTTGGTGAAAATCTTGTCCAAGCCGGTCTTCACGTCGGCTACGGTCGGCGCGATGAGATCGGCGGTCAGATTCTGCGTCGCATCATAAGGTGCGAAGCGGAAGGCGCTTGTAACCACGATCTTCGCGGCGCTCAGGTCATTGCCTGCTGAATCAGCTGCCATATTTTGTCCTTTCAAACAAAAAAGGCGCTGAAACAAACGTTTCAACGCCTAAAAATTAAGAATTATTGGAATTCTCCAATAGCGGAGAATTCGAGAGTCAGATAGCATCTGGCGATGTTCGCGTCCTCGGCCACGAAATACGGGCCATTGCACCCGTCCTCATCAATGCCCGCAATCGGTGAACCGTCAAGCGAGCAAATTGCCGGGTCGGTGAGCAGGCCGTAGATTCGAGCCGCCAAATCACGACAAGGACCCGGAGCGGAACGTGAGCCGTAACGCACGGTAATGCCAATACTGCGGTCGAAGAGCACGCGATTGGACTGGCTGCCGCCATCGTCACGCACGACCACGAGAGGATAGGAGCCGTTGTAATCGTCCGGCTCTCGAATGTGCACGAGAATCTTGCCGAAGGAGGGCTTCAGCTCGCCACGGAGGTAAGCGCACAGCCATGTTTCGAGGTCTGGTGGTAGCACTGCCGTCATGACTTGCCAGCCTTGAGCGCCTTGCGGAGATTGCCGGTCCGCGACTCCACGAGCAGAGTCTTCGGATCGGTGCCGACCACCATGCATGTGGTACGGTGCGCATGCTTGACCTCCTCGATCTGGAGGCCGTCACGGTATGCGCCGGTGTCCACGGGAGCGTGAGACTTCGCATATTCCAAGGTCTTTTCGGCCGCCCTGCGGGTCATGGCCTTGACGCCAGCCGAATTCATCAGCTCATCGAAATATCGATCGTTGAATTTGACCATCACACCCAAAAGCCATCACCCCCTGTACTCGGATAGTGGAATCTCGACCGTCGGCTGCCACGAAGTGAAAGCATTGGCATCACGCGACGGATAGCCGGACACCTCCCAACACCTGCCGTCATCCGGCATGGCCTTGATACGATCACCAGGCATCACATCCAAAGACAGTTCAGGCGAGGTGAGGTAGGCCGTGCTCGTAGTCTCCTCACGAAGCGCATCAGGAGTCCTCATGCTGCTGGAACTTGCCAGCGAGCCATTGAATTCCAGCACGTCCGGGTGATCCCAATCTTCACCAGTCAACTCGCCCGAATACCGGTCCATGACCTTTTTCGCACGAAGCCGCTTCCACTTTGTCGCTCCGGGCATGTGCCAGCCGCCACCAGTGGTGTTCAAATCGTCAAGCAGGCTCATGGCAAGCCTCCCAGCTTGTAGGGTTTGAGCTTGTCCTTCTCATCCTGCATGAGCGACATCACGTCGAAGCTCGCGCTGCTGCCATTCGTGGACTGCGAGGTGACGAGCCCGACCGGACTCATGCCAGCACGCTTCGCGGCGTTGACGAGCACCTGCTGCACGTCCGGCGCATCATCATATCCGGCGTGAATCTCGTATCGGATGGCCGCGATTCCGGCGGGGAAGCCACCGGACAAGGACTCGACCAAACCCGTCTCGGGGTCGTAGGCGTAGGCCAGCTTGTTACCGTCCCGGTCGGTCAATGATTCAATGCTCGTCACATGACGCGCGGGCAGTCGAATCACTGTGCCGCCACGCGAGTTGATGACGCCGGACAATGCCGTGTTCGGCATGACATGCCAGCCACACTCACGCCTGATAGCCGCCTGGGCAGCCTTAAGCCGAAACCGCGCATCATCCTCGAAAGCCGAAGGGTCGGCAATCATGTCAGGAATCACATTCACATCACTCATGCCGACCTCCAAATCTCAGCTCGTCTTCACAACGCCCGCAGCCACAAGACCAGCCACAAGCGCATTGAACTCCTTGGCCAACTCGTTGTAAGCGGTCACGAGAGCGTCATGCTCAGCCTTGGTAGGCGCATCGCCAACGGCTACAGCCACAGCGGCATTGGCCTTGCCAGCAGAAGCGACATTAGCCAGCTTCACGCCACCGAGAGCGTCCTCGGCGGCAGCAGGAAGCACATACGGCGCGGCGGCGGAACCGCCGATGTCGGTCGGCTTGCCATTCGAACCGACGAAGACAACGTCCGCCACGTCGGCGTTCGGGTCAAGCTTCGCCGACGCGGCCGGAATCACTCGAAACTGTCGAGCCATCATTTCCTCCTTACTTCAAGGTCAGGGTGACGAAAGCCTTCGGCACGCGCACAGCCAGAGCCACACGCTCCTTGGCACGAATGGTCACCAGATCGGAAATGAAGTCGGTGTCATTGGAGTTGGTGGACTCCACAGCGACACCGCCCTTGCGGTAGAAGGTCGCGGCACGCTTGAAAGCACCCACAACGGCGGTGCCCTGGGTGACTGCCGGGGATACGACGGTGTTCATGCCCCACAGGGACGGGGTGATGTTCACCGCACCGCCATTGACTCCATAGAACGGGCCACCGCCAATGTACGCGCCGTTGTTATCCTTCTTCTCGCGAAGAGTCTCATAATCTGCCGGATTGATGACCAGAGCATCCGGCATCATGCCGGTCTCGGTGGAAATCATGGTCTGCGCGTGCAGGATAGCGACATCGTTACCGGCGTCGGTAGCCGTGTAGGTCTGGATGCCGTCACGCTTAAGCAGGCCCTTGATGTTCTTGCCGGCGCCATCGCCGTTGAGCAGCTGCTGCTCCTCCTTGATGCTCAGATTGTAGAGCAGGCGGCCATCGATGTCGGACTTTAAGAAGGCGAGGTCAGTAATCATGTCACCAGACTCCTTGATGAAGCCAGCGATGGTGGACAGGGAATCGGTATGCTGAGTCGCGTTGGCATAATGAATCTGGCTGAATTCATCGCCTTCACCGACGGCAGTAAAATCACCTTCCTGCTCACCTTCCACGAAGTATGTGATGGCCTGTCCGCTGATCGCGCCGACACCGAAGAGGTTGGTGATGGTCGGACGGCGATAGCCTTCCACGAAGTTCGGGTCAACATAGGTCAGCAGAGAGCCATACGCGCCGGACGGGCCACCGGTTACCTGAGTGTCTGTGTTGGCCTTGCGGTTCGGCAGCCATTCAGGTGCGGCGATGGAAGCGCCGGACACGCCCTTCATCTTCACCAGCTGCTCGCCGATGCTCTTCACCACGAAATCGCCAAGAGACTCGCCGGACGCGGCGCCGCTCTTCTGAGAGTCAGCCAGATTATCGGTCAGACTCTCGAAGCGCTTGTGCACGGTGTCCAGCGTCTCGATGGAGTCCTGCAATTCATGCGCCTCGGCGTTCAGGCCCTTCAGCTTCTCGATGTCGGAAGCGTCGAGATTATCCTCGCCCTTGGCCAGCACCGCTTCGATGGCGGCCTTGGTCTTGGCGAGACGATCATTGAAACTCATTTGGTCTCCTTGTTGTCCTTGCCGCCAGTGACCAATTCACGGGCGGATTTGATTACATTCAGGCGCTCGGCCTTCTCGGCCTCCGCGTCCTTGCCCCTATTAGGGTCAAGCTTCTTATCGTCCGGCTTATCGTCGGTCTTGGAATCATCCTGCTTATCCGACTTCTCATCGGAAGCGCCGGAATCGTTGTCGGAATCGATGCCGTCAAGCACCTCGTTCAGCGAGGCCAAGACGGCACGCAGCTTCTCCTCATTGGCGGAACTGATGGCACGACCCGACTTCACGGCCAGAATCTCGGCCTGCTGATTCGCCGCCACCGGCACCACGCTGATCTCGAAAAGCTTGATCTGCTGGAATTCAGAATGTCCGCCCCACGGGCCGTCACCCTTCTCCGTAATCCACGCAGTCTTCGTCGGCACGAAGCCGATGCTCATCTGATGCACCCTGCCATCCTTGAGCAGGTCGTAAGCCTGCTGAGCGGTCGGATTATCGTCGATGTCAAGCTGGGCCGAAATGAGCAGGCCCTTCTCATCCTCGACGGCGCTCAAGGTGCGGCCGATGATGTCAGTCGGCTTGCCGTCCTGATGGTTCCAATGGATTGGAATACCGGCACCGCCGTTGTAATCCTTCTCCAAGGTCTCCGCGAAAGCGCCCCTGGCGATCACGTCACCCTGCAGGTCCTTGTTGCCGAAAGTGCTGGCATAACCGCTGAAAACGCCCTCGCCAGCCGAATCGTCCAAGGACTTCACGTTGAATCTGAGCTGTTTGAGATTCACTGGTCTTCTCCGTTCACTGGATTGTTCTGTTGCGCGTTCTGCGTCCTGCCGCCATCCTGCGGGCTGGGCTGGCCTCCTGTCGCGACGTTCAATGGCGTCACCAGATCGTCACCGCCCTCGACCTTCGGATAGTTCAGGATGCGGCGCGCCTCGTTCGTGGTCATGAAGCTGCGCCCCGTGGCCGTGGAAAGCGCCTGATACTGCTCGGAGAAGGTACCGCGCAGTTTCGCGTCCACGTTCGCTTCGATGTAGGCGTCCGGCTGTCCGAGCGCGTCGGGCAGCAGCAGGTTGAGCGACTGCTCGAAAGCCACGATGTACGGCATCAATTCGACGTTCCACATCTGCTCTTTGTAGGAAGCGATGTTGGAATTGGTGCCACTGCGAAAGCCCAGATTTTCGGGCGCGATGTGGAAGGCGTTGGCCACGTCGATGCGTATCTTGTTCCTCGCGTCGATGTCCTGCATGTCAATCGGCTTGAAGGCGTCCACCGTCTTGATTTCCATGCCGTCGTTGAGCAGGGGCCATCCACCGGCGAGATTGCCGCCAGCCTTGTAATTCCGCATGCCCTGCACGAATTCGTCCTGCGCCTCCTGCGAAGGCCACGGCATCTCCTTCGGACGGGAGATGTACGCTGGAATCTGGCCGCCGTTCTTCGCTATCGCACGACGATATTCGGCCATCTCACGAGCCTCCGCCAAAAGCGGTGCGAGAGTGCCGGACACCGGAGAACCGCCGATGCCGGACGTGCTGTAACCCACATCCAGCAGAATTTGCGGGTCAGGCAGCTTGAAATACTGGCTTCCTTCCGGCTGGCCGGTACTGATCTGCACGCCTGTAATCTCATCAAGAGTGTTGCCGGAAAGCGTGAAATTCTGCACCGGAATACGACGAAGCCACAATCGACCGGACTGCTTGTCGGCATCGAGCAGGCAAAGCCACCGATCATTCAGCAGGCCATCACACAGCAAAGAGTAGAAAAATCTGTAGCGTGTCATGCCCGGAAGCACGCTCGGCTTGGCCATCAATTGCGCCAATGGGCTTGTGGTGTCCTCCACGCGATCGCCGTCAGACTGGCGAATGTAGACCTTGAATGGCATGCTGGCGATGTTCCGCGCGATATGGTCGATGACGGTACGCACAGCCGCCTCACGCTCATAGACGCCAGCGCCGAACCAGTCGATTGGAATCTGCGCCACCTGTGAAATGTTCACTGGCGATTCGGAGAACTTCTGGGCCACGGATACGGGGCTTTTCTTGAGCCATCTGGAAAAGAAACCCATGAAACCTCCTCACTGGGTTCAGACAACGGCGAAATGCGTCACGCTCGGCGAATATTTCGGTGTTTCCACTTCGACCTGCATGGTCTCAAGCGCGTATAGCGCCTCGGATTCGGCGATGAGGCCGCTGATCTGCAAGGCGCTCTTCGCGCGGTCCCACACCTCGACCTCGCCAAGACGCCTTGTGACAGCCACCGACACTTGCTGTTCGATGGCAGGCTGGGGCAGGTGACGGAGCTTGCCCTCGCGCACGCGGTCAAGGAAACGGCCACAGCACGCGCCAAGCCGGAAGCCCTCAATCAAATGCACATTCCAGCCTTTTTCCGTGAGCGGGTCGATGAAATCGACAGCCGGACAACCCTTCGACTGCACGGCAATCTCACAGACATTCGGCCAGCTCTCACGAAGCAAGTCAAGAAAATGCGGCACCCACAACATGCCGTCGCGCCTGGCGATCAGCTCGACATGCGGGAGACCATCGGCACGAAGGCCAGCGGCAGCGACATAGGTTGTCTGCCTGTCGGCGCTGGTATCGACGGCCAACACCACGCGATTATCGTCGGGGATGCACGACGCATTATCAGTGCCATGCGCCCAAAGCTTCGGGTTAACATAGGGCGTAATATCGGCCGTTACCCACTGGCACAAGACTTCGGTGCGGAACGCGGCCTCGGTCATGCCATCAATATCGCTTCGGACACTGGCCACGGTCATCGGACCATAGCCGAGTGACGGGTTAGCCTGGCGAATCGCGTCGGCATCATCAACCGGACACTTGTCAGGGGCGCTCCACTCGAAATATCCGAAAGACCCGTCCTGCTCGCCATTGGCGAAAGCCTCGGCAGCATCCACACCATCAGCCACATACTGCTTCCAAGCGTCCACGAGCTTACGGCCCTTGTCCACCTGCTTACGCAAGGCCACAGACCGATAATCGCCAGCGTTAGAGATGCCCCACAATTGCGAACTCCACACGGCCTTCGTGGTCTGCGAGACAGCGTTCCAGCCATCGTCATTATGCTGTTCACGAAGCTCATCAAACACCACACGTGCAGCGCTCTTCGCGCGAATATTCTTATCCGCGCGGACGATATACCGGGCTTTCGAGCGGGTGATGATCGCCTCCTCGCCGTTCGTGTTGACGAATTTCTGCGTCATCGCGGCGAGGTCTGGAATCACCAGATCCGCTTCCTCATCAGTCGCCGGAGCAGGATTACACCACTCCTTGACCTGATTGTACGGCCCCTTCGCATTGTCCAATGTCTGCGCTGCGCCGACCACGAGGAACTTCACGGGCGGCACTCGGTCGGGATGCTTGTTGGAGTCCACGAACAGCCACCATGCGGCCAGCACGCCCATCAGCGTGGTCTTGCCGTTCTGTCTGGCCACAAGCACGATGACCTTGCGGAAGCGATAACTGCCATCCTCAAGTAATTCAAGCGCATGGACAAGCAGCCACTGCTGCCACGGGTAGAGATGCACGTGCAGCATGATTTCAGCGAAAGCGATCACCGCGAACCCATTCGAAGTTTCCTTCGTCAGCGGACGCAACGGCGGCGTGAAGATACGCGGCAGTGTCACGCCGTGCCTCTCATCATCAATGGCGCCGAAAACACTCAAATCTTCCGACGCCATCGAACGCCTCCTAGCCGAAACGCTTCATGAAATCTTCCATCTGCACAACCTTGTCGCTCTTACGCGCCTCCGGCTTCGATTCAACCTTCGGCTTCGCAGGACGACCAACCTTAGCCGGAGCATCCACCGTCAAACCAAGCGACTGACAATATTTGAGGAACGTCGGCAGCGAAACGTTGTCGAGCTTGCCGTTCTCATCGACAAAACCGGAGAACGTCAGATAATCGATACGCTCAGCCAACACGCGAGCCGCAGCGACAACAGCAGAATTCACAGCCTTGAGGTCAGCGTTCTTCAACGAACGCTCCAACGCCTCCGCCACATTCCGACTCGGAAACTTCGCACTCATCGAAAACACCCCCTAATCTGCCATCGCGCGCGACCCGCCAACAATTTCACTTGTCGGGGAGAGGAAGACCAACCACGCGGGACGTCTTGCGCTCTGTCGTTGGTTTTACGATTTCACCGCCCCTACCCCTCGTGTTGGGCTCATGCTGTTGTTATCCATTGTCTTGAGAGTGTTCCGATTGGCGCTGGCGGATCTTGGTTGCCTCTCAAGCGGTTGCAGCTGGTGTGGCTCGGCTTGAAGCCTGCTGGGTCGAATTGGAGTTCGGGATGCTTGCTGACCGGGAACATGTGATCGAGATTGAATGAGTCATCTGTGGTGTTCTTGACTGCGTTGTAGTCGATTGGCATGCCGCACAACCAGCAGCCTGCATGCTGTGCCTTGCATTGTGTGAAGAATGTGGCCTTGTCTTTTTCGAATTGGCGGCTGGTCTTGCGCGTTCTTCCTGGCATGTGGTCACCGCCTTGTGGTGCTTCGGGCTGGAGTCGAACCAGCGCATGGTGTGGGATGCACTATCTCTGATCACGGGCATTCGCAAAGAATCATGAAGCCATGGCCGGTTTGGTATCCGTCCTCTGGTATCTGTGCTATCCCTCGTGCTCTGCCACTGAGCTACCGAAGCTGATATGAATAATGGCCCAGCCCTTTCAGGCTGAACCATTTTACTACTGTACGACAGTATAGCATTTTAATTGTGACAGTCAAGCATGGCGGTTATTTCTCCGAGGTTGAACACGTACTCTCCTTTGTGTTTTGTCGGCGTGGCGTGGAGTTTGCCTCTGGTGAGCCATTGGCGGATCTGGTCGCTTGTGCAGTGGATGTCCATTTTGGAGAGGTATCTTGCGACTTCGACTGGTTTTCCGGTGTATTCGAGTTGCCAGAGTTTGTTGTCGCGGGTGGCTTTGATGGCTTGGACTCCGCCTTGCCATTTGCAGTGCGGGCATGTCCATTCGTCGGCCTGTGGCGTGCTGGTGGCTTGGTGGCCGCATTGTGGGCATGTGCCGATGATGACCATTGCCTCTTCTGGTGTCAAGGCCGTCTCGTTGCGTCGGCTGATGTGTTCCAGGGCTGCGTAATCGTCTGCTGCAGTGCTCATGTCGAGGATGGTGCGCCGGTTGCTGATTATGGCGAACCACGCTTTCCGCCAGTCGTATCCAGCGTATGCGGCGCGTATTTTGCCCGCCTGTTCCGCCAACCATGCTTCGCTGTCTGCGATGAGGTCTTGAGCGTGGGTGTCGATGGGTATTGGTGCGTTGCCTCGGCTTGGCGTGTGTGCTGGGGTGCCGATGCGGGCCTGTCGGAGCATGATGCTCCGCAGGGCGGGCAGTTGGACGTGTCCGAGCTGGCGGATCAGCTGCCAGTAGTTTTCTCGGCAGCTGGCGCAGAGCAGATTCGCGGCCACCGGCTTCATTGGCTTCCGGCAGTGCTGGCAGTTGGTCAAAGTCTGGTCTCCTTGTCGTGCTGGCGGATGAGTGCGGCGATTTCGGCTTTCGGCACCTGCGGCACGAGCGGCGCGATCTCGTCAAGCGCGTAACCGGCCTGATGCCACTTGATGATCATGTCTTCGAGGACTTTCTTGATTCTCATCGTGTTGTCTCCTTGTATGGATTTTCTGTGGTGTGTGGCGGGAAGTCGCATTCCTGGTCTTTCCATCCGGCCGCGTAGCCTTCTCGCCATGCTTTGCGGCGCTCGTGTTCCAACCATTCTCGGCTGTACATGATTACCGGTTCGTGTTTCATGATTTCTCCTTGTTGAGTCTGTCGGCTAATTCGCAGGCCTTTTCGTCTGCCTGTGCTGTTTCTTCGTCGCGTCCGAGCGCTTCGAGCACGTGAGAGCATTTCCACGTGTGCACGTGGCGTTTCGAGGGTGGTATGCCGCTCATTTTGGCTCTGCGTTGGCACCAGCCCTTCCACAGGCGCGTCCAGTCGGCTATCGTGCGGTTTTCGCCATAATGTCGGCTTAAGAATGCGTTCCACGCGTCTGACAGGTCGAGATTCGGGTAATCGCGGATTATGGCGGCATTGGCGTGGGCTTTCTCCCTGACCAGCTCGAAGTCGTTCAGCCCGATTTCTTTGGAGAAAGAAGAAGAATATTCTTCTTTCTCTTTCTTTTGGGTTCTGGTGTTCTGGTGTTCTGGTGTTTGTCCCGATTCTGTTTCGATTCTGCCGGCAGTCTGCGCAATTTCTGCCGGCAGACTGCCAGCAGAATACCGGTCATGCTCACGCTTGCGCTTGGCCATCACCTGCTGACGGCTCCGATTATGTTCGAGATAATCGTGGATGACATAGCCGCCATCCACGGCCTCGATCAATCCGACCTGCTGCAAAGCGTCAAGCTCCTGCGTGGTGATGTCGAGCACGAATTCCGCCGTGTCCGAGTCCACGAAGCCGTCCGTGAGGTTGTCACCGCAGTAGGAAAGCATGACGACGAACGCACTGACGGCAGAGGGCATGGTGCGACGCAACCGGCGTACCTTCCGGTTGAGATAGAAGCCATTGGCCAATTGCACGTAACCGCGCCTTGCCATCAATCCTCCCCTCTTGTGATGCCGTTGAATTCCATCCAGATTGCCTCCTGCCGTGGCGTGGTGCAGGGCAGGTCGGTGTAGTTGGTGTTCGCCCAGCCGCTTCCCACGTGTGGTTTCGCCATCGCGTCCAGGGCTTCGGCGATCTCCAACAAGTCCGGTGGCGGGTCAAGCGTCACCATGACAAACCCATCATTACGGCTTGCTTCGCGTCCACCAGCCGATACCCGCAGTAAGGGCAGGTGACGTAATAGCTGCCCACCGTCTCGCCGCAGTGGGCGCACTCGACATATCGGATTGCCTTGCTCATTCGTTTACCGCCTTGCGTGCCACTTCGAGCAGGTCGCGCGCCCGGTCGATGAAGTCCTCCTGATAGCCGCAGATTTCCCCCGCGTAATCCCATGCGTCGTCCTCGTCTTTCGCCACACAGTCGCTATCGACGCCATCCCATTCGTAGCTGTCCCAGCAGAGCCGTTTCGCCAAAGTCAAATCATCATCCATGCCACGCTCATAAGCGTTGGCCTCGTCAAGCAGGATGCTCAATTCGTCCTCTTTCCGTTCGCTTCGATCATGGCGTACAGCATCTCACTCGCCGGACGCCGCCTGTAGCTATTCCGCTTGTCTCCATAGGACACGTCGTACAGGCATCTGAGCTTGTCCCCTTTGGCCGTGGGCACCAACACTTGGTCGATGTCTCGCGGAATCTGGTGGCCCACGCGCAGTTCATCCGCAAGCTCAGGCGTGGTGACTAGATAGTTTTCGTCACCGTAGAACGTCAGCCCGTGACCCGATTTGAAATCAGCCATGCATGACTTGATTTCATAGCAGGAGAAAGTGCCGAGTTCCACACTGCTTGGTTCGAGCACGTAGCCGGGCGTGAAAGGCTTGAATCCGATGTAGTCGATGCGCCTGTTCCGTGGTGTTCCAAGGTCGAAGTTAACCTCGCTAGCCCAATAGCTCACGCGATTCTTCAACCTCTTCTCGACCAGCTTGGACAGCATGGCGGTGGTTTCAGTCCTGCTCATTTCTTCCTCCTGAAGTACTTGCATTCATCGTGATGGAACAGGAACAGGTGAAGTCTCCACACCTTGACTGCCAACAGGCCCTTGAGTGTGATCGCATACCCGCCATGGACACGCTTCATGAGCTTCCTATCGGCCAATGATTCAAGTATTCGGGAAAGCTCTTGGTTCTCTCGTTGTTGCCAGATGTAGTTCATCCCCTCAGCGATATACAGGCAACACATGTCCTTGTCGTATTGACTAATCATCATTAGCCTCCCTCTCAAGGATGTAGACGTTCGTCGCTGTGACGGCGTTATCACGCAATTCCGTTGCCGGCATGGTATCCACCCGCAGAATCTTCCAACCCTCGTTCAGCAGCTCTTCAAGCGCCTCCATATTGACTAAGCGACGGCCGCTGCCGCGATCAGCCCAAAACAGCGGGCAAACCTTGTATTGACTGCTCATTTCGTGTCCTCCTTCTTGTATTCGTCAACGACGTGTTTCCAGTTGATGCTTGCATTCATAGGGTCGCTGTACCAGTTTGTAGAAAGGTGGTTTCGGGGGCATTGAAGCCGGTATATGGTTATTGTTTTCACGGCTTCGATGGTTTCATGGTATTTCTCTGTTTCTCCTTCTTTGATGACAGGTAGTCTGCCGCACATTGGACACCCATATTCGTTGCGTCTGCGTTTGAACCACATGATTATTCCTTCGCGTCCTCGCTTTGGTTAGGCACCTCGGAAGGCATGGTGCCGGAATAGCCGAGCATGGAACGGCAAAGCTCTAGCATTTCATGGAATGCGTTAACTTGGCCGTCATAGAAGTCTCGGTCGCTCTTTCTGCGAACGTCGAATCTGGAAAGTGCGGCTTCATGACAGCGACTTTTCGCCCAGTCGATGATCTCGTTGAGCGTCTTGTCTTTTTCGGTCACGTTCGTAGCCATGATTAGTGTTCCTCTTCTTCGATTCGGATTGTGATTCGGTACCAGCCTTTTCGGCTGCTTGGCTCTCCGCCGCGGTAGTCGGGGCCGATGAGATGCTTTGAGTCATCGTCGGGCCAGAAGCCGGTATCGGTGAGCGCGTCAAGGATGGCTTTGACCATGGGTGCCGCGTTCTCCGGGTCGAAGCGCCCGTGGGTCAATGGGTGGATGGTCGCGGTGACGTGCACTGGGAAGTGTTGTGGACGGTGGTGGCCGTTTTGGAGCCAGAATCTGGCGAATGCCATGGCACGCTGTTTGACTGCGCTTGTGTGCGCGAATTTCACCCGCCAGTGGCCGCGACGGTTTTGCGTCCACCATTCGTCCCGTGGAATGTCCACGACGAATTCCTGCATCATCATTCCTCCTCTTCCTCGGCTTCTTCCTCGCATATTGGGCATGGGATGGGGCGCGCCGGATACAGCGCGCACCCATGAATCGGACATGTGGGCAGCACGTCCGGCGGCTCAATCCACTCACGCATCAGAAGTCAGGCTCTCCAGCCGGAGCGCCCCACGGGTCATCTGCCGGAGCCTGCGACTGCTGCTGTGCCTGCTGCGGCTGCTGATAGCCGCCACCATTGGCGTTGCCGCCTTGGTATCCGCCTGACTGCATCTTCTGCACCTGCGCCGTCGCATAACGGAGCGACGGTCCTATCTCGTCCACGGTCATTTCGATGACGGTACGGTTGGAACCGTCCTGCGCCTGATAGGAGCGCTGCTGCAGCCTGCCCTGGGCGATGACGCGCATGCCCTTGCGGAGCGTCTGGGCGCAATGCGAGGCGAGGTCACGCCAGGCCGAGCAGCGGAGGAACAGCGCCTGACCGTCCTCCCACTGGTTGGCCTGGCTGTTGTATACGCGTGGCGTGGACGCGATGCTGAAATTCGCCACCGTGCCGCCATTGCTCAAAGTGCGAATCTCAGGGTCGGCGGTCAGATTGCCCACCACGGTGATTACGGTTTCTCCGGCCATCACTCACCATCCTTTGCTTCCGAATCGGCCTCAGTGTCGGTGTCCATGACTTCGGCGGTCACGTCATCCGTGGAATCCGGGGTTATCACCGGCTGGAACACGTCGCTGTAATCCGGTGTGGTCTCGTCCACGCTCGCGGCCTTCTTCGCCTCGATGTTGACCGGCAGATATTTGAAACTGCGACGGATGATGGTCTTCTTCGCCATCTCCACGAAGTTCTTCACCCACGGGCCGGTGATCTGACGGCTGCGATTGCGTGGAGCGTACTTCTCGCGGTATTCGAGCAGGTCACGACGTGACATGTAGTCGGCGTAGCGTCCGCCATTCGGCAGCTGGACGGAGAGGTACACGAATTTCAGCTTGTCCTCGCTGTGGTCGGCGTCCACGTTCACCTCGTCGGGGCATTCGATGGTCGGCACGCCATTTTCGTCAAGCTTGAGCTTGATGTTGTCATCCTCGTAGACTGCTCGCGGCTGCGCGTAGATTCCACTGTTCTCCAACAGTTTCAGCATGCCCTTGTAGCCGATGACGAACGTGGCCTGCTTCTCCCCCGTGGCATAGTTCTTGTTGCCATAGGGCAGGATGTACGCCTGTCCCAATCCGTCCACGTCGGACGGGCGCAGGCCAAGTGCCGCGCATTGCATGAAGCAGGAAAGGACGCTGACCGGCGTGCAGTCGGCCAAGGCGGGTGTGCGGTTGATGCTGCTGATGCACATCTGCAACAGCGCCTCGCTGTCGAGGTTGCCACCGATGACGCGTGCGATCTGCGGCCATGAATGCTCCACAAGCTGCTTGAGCTTGCCCTTCGGATTGAGCGGCTGCAACTGCTGCCCTTGCGCCTGCTGTGCGATTGCTCCCATTTTTATTGCTCCTTTTCTTCGATGGTTTTGAATGCGAATTTGCGGTATGTGGTGGCTTTGACGGTGTATTCCTTGCGGATCATAGGCTTGTAGGTGGCTTGCAAATTCCCGCACTTGATGCCGGTGTGCGAGCCGATGCGCAGAATGATCTGCTCCTGCAATTCCTTCTGAGCGGCCTTCATGTTATTCAGCATTCCGGTGGCGCTCTCGTATCTTGCGAGCAGGTCGTAGAGGTCATCGTCGGCGCTTTCGTCCACGATGTCCGGCGTGGGTTCGGGGAACGCCTTCTGCACGTCCCCGCCTGTGGTGAGCTGCGGTGGAGTGCCGGAAGTGACGAAATGCCAGAAGTCGGCTGCGGCCTTGTCGATCGCGGCCATGTCCTCCACGTCCGCCTCGAAGGGAATCTCTACCGGCTCGTCGTCTCCGATGGCCGCGTATACGTAGCCCCACGTCCAGCCGGTGACGAGCGCGTAGAATTCGACTTGAGCCAAGTAGTATGGCGGAATACGGAGGTTTCCGTCCTCGTCCTTCCAGTCTCCCGATCGACGATTACCCGCCGTCTTGATCTCAAGGATTCCAAGGCTGCCGTCCTCACCTTGCAGGATGCCGTCAAGGGAAGCCCTCAGATAGGGCTTTTCGCGGCTGATGAATTGCTTGTCCGTACCGTCGGTGACGAGCATTTCGGGATGTGCCGCGCGGAAACGCTTCCTCAATTCGTTTTCCAGGGCATTGCCCTTGACCACCGCCCACTTGTCCGAAATGTCCTCCGGCTCCACGCGACCCGTCTTCTCAAGCCACAATTCGTAAGGCGTTTTGAAAGCGTTCAGGCCGAGAATCGTGCTCATGTCCGAACCTCCCACACCGGCCTTGCGGCTCTTCAGCCACGCGAGATGACGTTCCGTCTTCTTGCACTGCCGGAAGCGCTCGATCGTGTAGCGTTCCGTATCCTTGAGTGGAATACGCTTCATTTCAGGCTCCCTGCTGATTGCTTGGCTTGTTTATGTCTGCTTTGATGATGTCGGCGTCGAAATAATCGACCAGCAGATTGGCGATGCCCAACGCGGACGTCCTGAGCTTGGTGATTTCTGCCTTGGACTCTGGCTTGATGGTGAAAACGCCGCTCTCGCTATCGAAATGGAGCTTCACTTCGCCACATCCTTGCTGTAGTTGGCTTTGATGTCCATCAATTCGCCGGTGAGCAGTTTCGTGGCGAAACCGTAAACCACCTTGTCGTTGGCTTGGAACGCGGTTCGCTGCAAGGCGCTCACCGCGTCGAAGATGTCGACCAAGGCGTTTGCGATGATGATGCGCGGATCGGCTGTGGCTTGTGGCCCGACGCTGATGGTTCCGACGGGGGTGAGTTTCGTTGCGGTGATTTTGTCCACTGTGAGTTTCGATGTGGTGGTCATGGTTTCTTTCTTCTTTCCGGTCGTGGCGTTTTTCCGTGTTTTGCGGGGTGAATGCTGGTCGAAGGCCGGCAGCAGTCCTTCCTTGCGGAGTTGGCCGATGATGTTGCCTGCCGTTTTCTGGCTTATGCCGAGCGCTTCGGCGGTTTCCTTGCCGTCGAACGGTTGGCCTTGGTCGATGCGGTTTCTGCAATGCGCGAGGATGAGATCGCGTTTCGACGGTTCCGCCGGTTTCTCCGGTAGGCCCTGCGTGAGGAGTCCGGCCTTGCGCAACGCCCGCATTTCGCCGATCTGGAGTCCGGCTTCTCCCGACTCGTCGTAGATTTTCTTCAGTTCGGCGAGCTCGTCGCCCGTGTATTCGTGTTTCAACGTGTTCCTTTCCTTAAGTTTTCGATGAGCGCGTGGTTGTCGCTGATGAACTTGTCCACGTCGATTCCTTGCTGCGTGAGGGTCGGCTTGCCGGTGTCGAAGCGTACTTTCCCATCGCTTTTGACATCTGGGCGGCTTTGGACCCGCGCCGCTGGGACGAACATGCCGTTTTTCATCTCGCCACCGTCCTCTGGTACTTGTGTGCCAAGGCCCACTTTTCTGCGACTTGAAGCTCGTAGCGGACCTTGCGCCTGTCCTGATGGCCTTCTGGCGGTTCCACGCCGATTTTCACGTATGGCGGGCCCTTGCCTGCGCTCCGCCAGTTGGCGAGGGTGCGCACGCTCATGCCGAGCATGGTGGCCAGTTCGGCTGGCGTGAGCAGATTACTCATGTCCGGTATCCGCTTCGATGGACTTGTCCAATGTGGTCATGCATGCGCACCTGAACTCAAAAGGCTGGATTTCATTGTTCATTGTTTTTCTTTTGCTTGTTGACGTTGTGTGCTCCACCCTGACGAGTGGATGGGGCTGAGTGGCTGGCGTCGGAGTCGGACCGATGCCGTCCTTGGGTTCCGACGCCACTGACTGTTGGAGCATGACCTGAACGTGTTCACGGCCGGTGGCGTGGCCGACGGCGATGGAAGCCGTCAGGCGGACTTGAAAGGGTTTGCAAGCACCGGAGTGTCTGCGTTTCTTGATAGAGAGAGAAGAGGATTGGAATCCGTGGACGGGCGAACCGTCGCCCAGCCGAAGCCACGACAGAATGGTGTATGTAAACGCCGTGGCGGATTTGTTGTTTGTCGATATTCAGTTATGGTTCCCGCCAGCCGACAATGGTGAACGTGGATGTCCGCGAAAACATCCCTAAATGGTTTGTTTTGTTGGACTGTCGGCTGGTGGGAAGTCTTTAGTCGCGTGGCGCGAATCTGACGATCAGCCACAATGCGGTGGCGATGTACACGCCTTCCACCATGAGCGCGGCGGTGGTGCTGCCGCCATGCCATGTGAGCATGAGTGTGGATGTGACGATGAGGGCGACCACCGCGAGGGCGAATTTGATGCGGCGGCGCGTGTAGTTCGGCTTCCGCCGCTTCTTCATTGCTTGCATGTCTTCAAGCCAGTAATCATGGTCAGTCATCGTTACCGTCTCCAGTGTTCACTCGCTTTAACGGGAAGGCTTCAGGCGGGAGCGTTTCGCAGACAGTCGGCCACTTCACATACTGTCTATCGCCATTCCAGATGGGATTAGCCAAGTCATCCCATGTGCGCGCCGACCAGTCATCATCGTTGTCCTTAAGCAGGAGCAGACCATCATTCGCGGTGACATAGAAGCCCCGCTCCTTCGGCTCTTCTGGCAGCGGCTTCTGTTCGGCTGACTTGTCGAGTTCCGTGAGTTGGTTGAGCAGGTGGTTGGTTTTCTCTTCGTCGTGGTCCTTGCATGCTTCGATGAGGTTCGCGAGGATTTGTTCTCGTTGTTGGAAGATGTTCATTTCTTGTCCTTCTTTTGGTTGAGTTCTTTGAGTGTTCGTCCGATTTCGCGGCGGAGGTTCATGAGGTCGGTTTTGTTGAGCATGTGTTCCTGGTATCCGTCTGCCGTGTCGAATCTGAGTCCGATGAGGCAGCTGTGGTCGCTGCTGTGCGTGCCGTCCTCGATGATTCGCAGTTCGAATGATTGGCTCATCGCATGTTTCCCAAGTCGTCGTTGAGGCTGTAGGCGAAGTTGTCGAGGGTGCTTTCAGGGATGTCCGCAAGGACTTCCTCGCCGTCCGCGTGAAGCTCGATGAGTTGGCCGCTCTTGTCTTCCTGGATGCGGATGGCGTAGCCGGTGGTGCCGATGAGTTCGATTCGTGGTTTCATGGTTTTCCTTGATTCCGGCGGTTTCGGCGGGTTAAGTAGTTGGCTGGTCATTTATGCGCTTCCTTGACGATCGTGTTGAGGGTTTGGTGGTATGCCTTCGTGTTTCAGTCGTGCCGGTTGGCGAGGGCTGTTCTGAGCAGGGTCGCGATGGTTCCGTCGGTGTGCTTCTGCTGTACTGTTGTTCTCATTGGTCGTCCCTTTGTCGTGGAAGCTGGTGGGTTATGGATTCGTCCGTCGTGGCCACATGGGCCGGTGTCGTGGTCGCGATTATCGCTGCCATTGCGTCTGCAATCCTTACTGGAGTGACCATCTGGTGGCCTTGGCATACTCGCGGAAGAGTCGCATGGTTCCCCGTCGAAGAAACCGACACTAACCTGTGTCCGAATCCGCGTCTCAGCGGCCTCAAGGAGTTCTTCGTCGACGTGAACGGTGTCACCATATGGCCGCAGGGGATAATCCGCATGTACAACAGCGGCGACGCGGCAGCCTACGGGATCACGGTAGAACCGGACGACGCGATCGTCATCGAGGTCGGCCACGACGGCGAGCAGGGCACCAGGGCCGCGTCAAACTGCGTTCCGTATCTGGCTCCGGGCGATTTCTTCTTCATCGCGCTCATCACTGCCCCCGCCGATCGCGACAGCTTCGTTCTGCTTCATTGGTCAGAGTCTCCAACGAACGCGGGCCGTACCTACGTTCAAGAGATTCCAGCAAGCGGATCAGGCGTCGGCCTATCCCGTCGTCCGAAGAGGATGCGACGGGCGGCCGCAGACGAATGGAGACGGAATCGTCCGAATCCCCATCGTTGGCCCGTGGACACGGGCCGACCCGCATGAGCACATCAACCCCAGGCTCCGGATGGATCACGACGCTCCTGTACTGCGGGACCCATTTCCGTAGTTCGCGTTCGCATGAGTCCAATCGGCCGCTCACGAGACGCAGGCGATGAATCGTGACGAGCAAGGACGCGGACAGCAGGATCACGCCCGATCCCAGCAGAATGTCAGTGATGTTCTGGACGCTCACCGCAGCCACCAACCTTCTCACCCTTTGCAAGCGTCTTGATCTTCATTTCGTGTTCTCCTTTCGATTCATGTGTCGGCGAGTGCTGCTCACGGCTTGATCTGTTTGATGCTGTCAATCGGCTGGATGAGGAGCATGACGAGGGTTTCCGATTCCATGTCGAGCATGGATGCCGCTTTTTCGATTTCGTCCGTCGAGAGTGGCGTGTGGCCTTTGAGCCTGTTGTTTACGGCTCTGATTTCGAGGCCCCATGCTTTTGCTAGGTCTTTCGGTGTCTTGTCGTGTCTTGCGAGTTCCGCTTTGAGGTTTCTGCTGGCTGTTTCCGTCAGACCGGCCATTCATCCTCCTCGATTCCCTGCTTGGTGAGGCAGGCGCGCCAGTCGTGCCAGCCGGGGCCGCGCATGTGGCCGCACGGGTAGTGGTCGGGGGTCTTGGTCTTCTTGGTGCTCAACATCTCGTTTTTCCTTTCGACGGTTTTTAATATACGTAATTACGAAGTTTCTTGTATTCGTAATTACGTAGTCTTCACGATTTATACACATATGACTACGCAATTAGCTATAATTTGAACCATGGGAAGAAAAGCACAGGAGGTCACGCATTTCGCCAAGCAGGTCATGGACGAATGCGTCAGGCTCCAAAAGCAAAGCGGCATGACCATCAAGGAATTCGCCAAGGCGTGCGGCTTCGGCGAGGTCTACTGGTACACGAGGGCAAACTACAGCCTCCCGCTCAATCTGAGTGACCTGGAACGCATCAGCGAAGTAACCGGCGTATCCATCGGAGACATCGTGATGGACTCCAAACGTCATGCGGTCGAAGCCGCCGAAAGGAAGGCGCAGGCAGGCGGCTACGGCCTTGCCGCCTATAACGCTCAGGGCAAGCAGGAGGCCATCAATGGAGAGGCTGGGCCGGATTACGACGAGCCTGCCTGATCTGCCGATCGACCGGCGCATGACCTACGGTGCCATGCGCCGCGCCATTGTCGGACTGCCTGTCACCGTGTCCAGCGCCATCCTGCCGGACGGACTATGGGGCTGCTATGATGACGAAACCCGCGTAATCCTCATCGACCGGCGACTCACGTATACCGCGAAAAGATGCGTGCTCACGCATGAGCTGCTGCACTGGAAGCATGGCGACACCGGTTGTTCGAACGATCGTTCGAAGCAGGAGCGACGGGCGAGAACGCAGACCGCCCTCACGCTCGTCGATCCTGCCGAGCTTGCATTGCTCGAACACATGTACGACGATGACCTATGGTCGATAGCAGACGAGCTGAACGTGACCATGCAGGTGCTTGCGGACTACCAAGCCACGCTCAACACCTCACCTAACGGACGAATCACCTTTAGCGATACCAAAGAAGGGGTTTTCAATGCGTAAAAAAATCATTGCCATCACAGCTGCGACGCTTCTCCTGGCGACGGCCTGTGGCTGCGGAAGCCAGCAGGAGCCGGATTCCACGACGGCCAAGACGCCGGACGTCAGCGCACAGCAGGAGAAGCCACAACCACAGGCAGCCGAGAAGACGGCGCAGAGCTTTGTGGACGAGTTCAACGCGAACTCATCCACGCCGATAACCGACGTCGAGAAATTCACGCCGAGCGATTCGAACGGCCCCTATTACCGGACGGAGTATCGCACCGGCGCTTTCTCCACCGCAGACGCTCTCCACGGAAGACTCGGCCAATCGTCAGTGGACGTGCTGGTCTACGGGGCAGTGCTCGGATACGGGAAAAACGACATGCTCCGCGTCTACGTCGATGGGCCGCATGACGAGATCGACAGCGTATTCCCCATCATGGCGAAGATTCTTGACCCGTCGATTTCCGATCAGGACATCCAAAGTCAGATGGCGAAGGAGTATCCGTCCAATGATCTTATTTACGCCGCGACGCATAAGCTAATCGAGCGGGCTTATGTCGATGGCGATCATGCGTTTCTCGACGCGAAAATCAGCTAGCGGTTATAAGTCTTTATAAGTCTTTATAAAGCTTATATCTGCTTCAAATGCTCGAAGATTTGCGCTGTCTGTGCAGCATCGTCGGCGGCGCGATGCCGCTCGGTCTTGGCGATGCCGAAATATCGAATGAGGTCCACCACGCGATGGTGGTCAAGCTGCGGCAGCAATGCCTGGGATAATTCCATCGTGTCGTAGAAGCTCACGTCCGGCATTCCGGCGCCGACCCTCTGCGCCTCCCTGGCGATCACCGGAATGTCGAAGCGTCGGATATTGTGGCCTATCCAAGTGTCACGCCCACAGAAAGCGTAGAACTTGGGTAGCGCTTTGTCGATGGTGGGTTTGCCTTTGACGTCCCGGTCGGTGATGCCGGTGATCTGCGTGACCTTGGCCGGTATCGGAATCTGCGGGTTGACGAGCTGGCTGAATGACGCGACTTTGCGTCCATGCCTGATTCTCACGGCTCCTAGCTCGATGATTCGAGCGCTTCTGTCTAATCCCGTGGTCTCGATGTCGATGGCCACGTAATCGTCGTAATCGGCTTCCGCGACGTCTCCACGCTCCGTGTCGGCCGTCTCTGCCGTTTGCGTTGCCGTGGCGTCCGATGGGGCTTCCTGAGACGGTTCAGCTGTATTCTCCGCTTGATGCTTATGGCGTGGCTCAGGTGTGAGGAAGAGATGCATGAAAAGCCATGCGAGGAATGCGAGGAGCAGAATCGCAATGATGCTTGTGACCAGATCACCCTGCGGCGTGGTGATGGTGTCGTAGATGCCGTAGATGCCGGAGATTGCGCACAGTACGGATAGCACGAGGTAAATCAGTTTCTTCATTGTCTCCCCTTCTCATCTTTGCTTCAAGCTACCGCAGATGGGGATTGGACGTGCCGGCTCTTTCTTCTTTCGGCGCATTGCGCCTATAAAAAGAATGTTACCAATCTATATATTACTTATACAGATGGTACATATAAGTATTGGTTGCGGTATTTATACGTACTGCCAGTTAGTACTTATTTGTCCTCTGACAATGGTACAAATAAGTACAGGTAAAGAAAAGCCCCTCCGGCGCTGTCACACCGAAGGGGATGAAGAAAAAGCGCGAGCATTTCTCCACTTGCCAATTTACCAGCAGGTGGGGAGGAAAGACATGGAAGAAATGGGCTACCGCAACTTCAACGCAATCCGTCAGCTCGGTCAAATGGGCAAATTCTCCAAGATGAGGGCTGACGGCACTCTCTCCACAAGCAACTCGGCACTACTGCTGCTCACCTACATGGCAAGCGTCACCTACGACTGGGACACGGAGCATAACTGCCCAACCGCCGACGCAAAAGCCAAGGGCTACCCATGCCGATACTACAAGCGCGGAGCCGAAACATTCGCATACGACTACGGCAAGCTAGGCATATCGCCAGAGCAGGCCATGAGCGAAGACGCCCAGGAATACATCGAAAAGCGGAAAGGTGCTGCGAATCAAGAATTCAAACGCTCAATCACCACCTTGAAGGACTGGGGCGTAATCAAGCAGCTGGAACATGCGAAGAACGGAAAACCCGCCGGATACTTGCTGCTGCTTGGCGACGACGAGGAGAATCTGGCGGTGGAACGGTGGGCGCGCCAATGCCTCAACCTGCCGATGATCTGGTGATTCCGTGCCCACATTTTGCCCACGTTTTATAGAGAAATGACGTGATTTGGAGTGAATTGGAGTGAATTGGGAAAGTCTGAAAACCGTTGGAGAATAAAGGAAAACCGCCATCTCTGGCGGTTTCCAAAAGTGCCTCCAGCGGGACTCGAACCCACCGGCGAAAAGCCTCAGACACAAACCGTTTCAACGGTTCCATCGACACCTTGCGTCACGTTTGCCCACATTTTGCCCACATTCTGCGAAAAAAGCAAACCACCCATCCTCTCCGACAACTCGTCCAGATCATCATCGAAGAGATCGGCGTAAACGTCCAATGTCATGGCGGCGCTCTTGTGCCCCAGCTGCCTTTGCACGGTCTTGACGTTAGCGCCGGACTGCACCATGAGACTAGCGGCCGTATGCCGCAGATCATGAATCGTCATGTGGCCACGGTCCACGCCCGCGCGACGAAGAGCCACCGCGAACCATCCATCGCTTCGCGTCGGATTCCAGCCGTTTCCCATCGGCTCGTCCAAAGGTTCGCCGGGAGCGGTGAAAAGGAAATCGGACGGCCTGCGCCCCTCGCATTGCCTGGCGAGCAGTGGACGCAACACCAGGGGGAACATCACCGAACGCCCATCATGGGTCTTCGGGTCCGTCTCCACCAGTCGGCTGGAAAGCCGCGTGATGCTCCTATATATATGCAGCCTGCACCGTTGCAGGTCATCATCCTCGACACGGAGCTCCACAAGCGCACTCCACCCCATTCCGCACAAGCCCAAGGTCAGCACGATCGGCTCACGCCACCCGCACTGCATCGCCACACGAGACAATTCGTCAGCCGAGAGATAGACATGCTTCCGCACCTGCTTGCGCGGCAGCTCGATTCCATCGCACGGATTGTCGTGGATGCACCGATCGGCCTTTGCCCTCTCCATGAGGCTGCGAAGCAGATTCTCGGCGCGAATCGTCACCGACGCACTGCGTCGTCCTGCCAGATCGGTGACCCACCGCTGCACTTCGTCGCGCGTGATTGACTGCATCTCCCTCATACCCCACTGCGGCTCCACATGCACGCGCCAAGCGTCTTCCAGCGACTTGATGTAGCTTGGCTTCGCCTTGGTCTTCTTGGCGGCCAGCCACGGCTCCCAGAAGTCCTCCACGAGTCTTCTTCCGGCCTGTGGGTCGATGTAGGCTCCGACGCTTTTCGCGGTGGTCACATTGGCTGCGCCCCACGCATCCGCGTCCATCTTGCGGCGGAAGCCACGTTTGCCGGTCGTGCTGCCGTCCGGCTTGCGGTATCTGACTTCGTATCTTTTTCCGGCTTTCGTCTGGTATTGGCGGATTGTGTAGGCCATGCTCGCCCCTTCGTTTGCGTGGCATCAAGTCTATCAATCCGTTGATTTTTTCTCTGTTTTTTGTGTTTTGGCTTGCATTACTTATATATATTTGATACAATAGTTTATGTCAACAAAGGAAAGGAGGTGAACATGAAATGGACGGACATCGTAAACGCCATCAGCTCGGTGACAAGCAACATCATCGCACTGGCGGCGCTGGTCATCTCGCTCAGAAAGCCGCCTAGGCACGGCAGATGACAAGAGGGTTCCGAGCACTCCTACTGCCCGGAACCCTCCGGTTCCATCCTATTTCATGACCCATCATGAAGACAAGCACACTGTTCGCCGTATGCGGCATCGTATGCGGCCTGACATCGCTCTCGCTCGGCTGCGCCGGGAAAGCATGGCAGGCCGGACTGTTCGGCCTCGCGGCGGGAATCTGGAGCATCGCCACGCTCATCAGGGACAGGAGGGACAATGACGACTGAATACCTCGGCATCAAACAGGTCTCCGAACGCCTCGGCGTCGCCAACGCCGCCTCCTACGACCTGCCCGAGCCGGACGTAACCATCGGCCGCACGCGCGGCTGGCTCCCCGACACCATCGACCAATGGAACGCGCAGCGCCCAGGACGCGGCGTCGGCGGAGGCAGGCCACGCAAACACAAGACCGAATAAACACGAAAACGCCCCTCCCCCAGCTTAAGAGCTGAGAGAGGGGCGATGTTGCATGTGGGTGCAAAATATTCCAACAGGAATTCAACCGCGCGATTCTTGCGCGAGGTTTTCGATGATCCGCCTTTCGGTTTCGGAGAGAGGCCAGACTGTCACGTCTTCTGCGGCCTTTAGTTCTGCGGCCTTTAGTTCTGCGGCCTTTAGTTCTGCGGCCTTCAGTTCCGCGGCCTTGGCTTCGCTCAGGAGATAGCCGCCGCCGTAGATGGCCTTCTTCACGGCCTTCTGCGAGTCGAGAGCACTCGTGAACGCAACGTCTGAAGCCTTGACGCGGAACTCGACCTGCTTGCTAATCTTCCCGAGCCTGCTCACGGTAAGCAGTTCACGCGGATACGAGTATTTCGGCGGATGCCTGCATTGCTCTTTCCTGACGCGCTTCACGGTCTCGTCGATCGCGTTGGCCAAGTCCGGCGCGGTGCGGATCAGGTCATCACCGAAACTCGTCACGAAGCTGGTGTTGACCTGCGCGCCGTTAGCATATTCGATGGTCGAATTCGTGACGATCATGTGCGCCCCATTGCGCGACGTGCTGGAGAAGATCGTGAGATACGGCGCGAACAGGAAGAACGGAATTTGCTCCGTCCGATAGAACGTGCAGATCTTCGACAGGATGCTGAACGGCGGATTATCCACAACCACCGCACCGCCCGAATAGTCGAACCGCTCGTAATCGCCGCCCGGATAGAACGGTCGCACCACCTTGCTGGGGTCGATGCCAAACTCACGGCATGCCCAGTCCTTTATCGTCTCATACACTGCGGGGGGGGTATAGCAGTCATCCGTGGTCTTCTTCGGTTTGAATTTGTCCACGAACGCGCCGTAATCGTCAATCGTCTGCTGTCTGATGCCCATTTTGAAAGTCCTAAAAATAAAGCCCCTCCTCCAAATGGAGAAGGGGCAGATTTAAAAACAGGGTGCAAGAATTTCCACAAGCACCACAGTGCGTGAATTTTCTTCCACGCGAGGTTGAGTTTCCGGCGCGAGTTTGAGTCTCACGCTAGAAAATCAATCACGGCGCAGCGGATTGTAGGCGACGCCAAGACCGCTGGCGATGAAGCCGGCCACGGTCGAAATGTAGCCGCCGACAGCCGCATCACCAAAGGTCATGAAACCAAGGCCAACGCATGAAGCGATCAGCCCGAGCACGTACACGACGGTGCGCACCTGCTTAGAAAAGACCGGAGTGTATGCGTCCGGCGGCTGGTTGTCCTGACCGTCCTCACGCTCGTTGGTGAGATTGTTGACTGTGGTCTCCAAAGTCGTCGGCGCTGCATGTTGAGCCATATTAAACCCCCTTAGAATCGGTTTTGATTGAGTGCCGTCTGCAAGGCGCGTGCGGTCGCGGGGCCGAAGCTCGCGTCCTGAGCCAGGCCGTAGTGCGCTTGGATGGCGCGAATGGTGGCGGGGCCAAGCAGACCATCAGTGCCGCAGCCCAGGCGACGTTGCACGGCACGGATCAGATCACTGCCGCCAGCGCCGTAGCGGACCACGCTCGAATCGATGGCGGGACGCGCGTAAGTCCTGCCGTCAGGCACCTGCTGGCCGCTGATGATGCCATCCACCGCGGTGCCCATCACCTGCTGCCAGCGGCGTACCGTGGCGGGGCCGACGTTGCCGTCCACGGCTAGGGCGCCGGTGGATGCCGAAGAGGTGTTGCCGCCGCCGTAGCGGAGGTAGCAGTTCCACGGGTAGCTGTAGTAGCCCCTGATGTTGGTTTCGCGGCCGGTCTGGTCCCCGGCCTTGCCGTAGGCCGTGCCACGCTCGGAGATGGACGCCTGCGCGAGCTTGCCGCCGCCAAGGTAGACGGCCACGTGGTGCACGTCGTTGAGCAGGATGTCGCCCGGCTGCGGATTACCATTCGCTGGGAGTCGCGTCCATCCGCGCTTGGTCAGCTCACCGGACAAGTTGCCGGTGTAGGTGGCCGAACCGGTGTCGAAGCCCGCCTCGCGCAGGCAGTGGATTACCAGGCTGGAACAATCGCAATTACCCCCCGATGGGTTGAAGTTCCAGCGGTCGGACTGGCTGTAGCCGAGATTGGCGACTGCGCACCAGTAACGCATACGATTGATGAGAGCGCTGACGCTTGCCATGTCAGTCCTCCAATCCTTCGACAGCCTTGGCCGCATCCGTTTCGGACACGACCGGGATGTCAATGGGCGGCAGACTGTCGCCCTGCGGTGTCATTTCCGGCGTCATGGTCACTTCGTCCATGACGGCCTCCTTCCCACCCCCAATAGGGGGCAATAAAAAGGCCACCTCCGAAGAGATGGCCTTGCGGTTGTGAAAATCGATATCAACGCTTTTTGTGGGCGTTGTGGTTGAAAACCAGAATGAGCGTGAGGAGAATCAGGTAGGCTCCGCCCGCGATGAGCAGTCGTGTCATTGCCGGTCCTCCAAGTATTTTTCGGCTGCTGAGATGATCCAGCATTGCGCGTCGAGTTTTTCGAGCTTAGCCAGCTCGTATCGGACGGCCTCGGAATGGTCGTGTGACTGGTCGCCGTAGATCAGGCTGATGATCGTGTTTTTGATGGTGTCACGGCACAACTCGTCCATGCGCTCGTCGAATTTTTCGGTACGTTCTCCGAGCATTCGTGTTTTGGCGAAATGCTGGGAAAGCACGCTGTTATACGGCAAGCGCTCGGGATTGACGTGGGCATACAGCCCAGTAGCCAATGATTCGAGCGCCCCCGGCCAGATTTTGAGACATAGTGTGATTACCGCGCACGCGCCACCCACACCACCAAAACCCGCTAAAAACGTTTGAAACACATCACATCTCCTTGAAATCGTTTAATCTTTTGGCATGGTGTCGCCATCGAAATAACCAAGTCTGTATTTTGATGTCAGCTGACTGTATTCCGCTTGTGAGGCGACAATAACGTGGCTGACTTTCCAGACGGCATCACCGGTGGTGATGACCGTGATTTGAGGGAAAATGTTCGATGACGGATAAGCTGTCAGACGTCCCGTCTTGTCAAGCGTGTGAGCACTGTCCCATCCGAATCTGATCGTGCCAGTGCCGGACACAAGCTGGATTCTTGCGCTCACGACGTGCTCGGCCGGCGCATCATTAGTGACATTCCAGTCTGGGAAATTGTTACGGCCAGCACCATTGACGGTGCAAACGGCAAGCGGGCTGGACGCATAATTCGTGATGACACTCATGCCACCACCCCCATAAGGATTAGGCGCGTGGCATCGTATCCCCGTCGAAATATTCGATGCTGTCGAGCAGGGTCTTGTTCGCCTGGTATTCGTCCCACGTGCAGATGAGCATGTTCGTCACTGTGACGGTCGGACTGCCTGACTTGACGTGATAACTCATTGATATCGGATGGGAATTGTTGATGATCATCTTGTAGCTGACACGTTGTCTTGCGTTGATGTCGCCATCCGCTCCGATTATCGAGATAGTGCCGCCTGTGACGTTCACCTCGACGCTGATCTGATATGTCGCCCCATTCACGCTCGGAAGGGTCGTGATATTCACCCACTTGTCGGCTTTCAGGGTGATGGTCGAGGATGGGCTCGTGCATAGGTTCGTGACCATCATCGGACATCACCCGCCCGACGAAGCTCACTCCTTTGGCATCGTGTCCCCCGAGAAGAAGCCCGGAAGCCCCCCCCCACGGCTTTATCGTAAGTGTCGGCCGATTCGATGAGGATTTCGCTCATCATGCCGATCAAGCCGACCTCCCTCCCCAATTGCATCCTGACGAGGAGACGCTGGCATCCTTCCGGAATCGTGATCTCGGAGTCCACCGTGAGGGTTTGCCCGTCGGCGACCGGCTTGTTCAGCAACTGCTTCCACGAGGAGTTGACGTTGCTGTAGACGATGAAATTGGCGGCGGCCTTCTGCGCGTATACCCTGGCGTGCACGTGATACGTGCCAGCCGGTGGGATGAGGCCGTCCGACAGTGAGAATTGTCCGAAATTATCGCCGGTCGCGGTGCTGGTGACTTTGAGCCAATTCTTATTGTCGGCGACCACAACAGCTTTTGCTGCGCCATTGTTGATTTCCGCGGAGAGTTTTCCGGTGATGAGCGGGTCGGGGAACCAGTTAATCCTCTGCATGCGTATCCCCCTTCACGCTTTCGAGCACGTCGGCCGGAACCAATTTCATGGCCGCATTGAGCTGACTGGTCAGGATTGCGATCTGCTTCGTGAGAGTGCCGATTTGCACGGAAAGAGAGTCGATGACCTCGTTCGCGTCGGCTGGAATCTGAGTCAAAATAAGTCTCCTTTTAATGCGAAACCCCCACAATCCGTGTGGATTGCAGGGGTTGAAAAAAATGGTGAAAAGCGGGGTTAGTCGGCGGCGGTCATCGTGTCGATACGAGTCACGGCCTTAAGCTCGTCGAGTGTGAGGGTGCGTCCGAGATTCGTCTTCACGTCCGTCAACGTCACGGACGTGCCCGTATCGTCGAACGTGGCCAGCACGCCACGCTGGTAGTCGCGCCACGATTCGGCGGTGCCGTCAGCGCTGGAAAACTCCAATCCGAGACGGCACAATTCCGCGCGCACCGACTCCTTCGGCGGACGCAAATCAAGCACACCGGACGGCTCAGAGGGCGTCACGGCAGTAGTGGTATCAGCGGTAGTGGTTTCAGTGGTCTCATCGGCCATAATCAATCTCCTTAATTCTGTTGGTTTTGTCTTGGCATGAGCGATTCGTAGAAGCGTTCCTCGCATTCGTCCAACATGTTTTGGCTGGACTCGTCATCAAGGAAGGCGTCCAATCCGTCGATATCCCGCGTGCAGGCCACATCGATGCCGCTGGACGCTTCCACACCGGAACCGTCAGCAGTCAATGCGGCGCACATCCGCGCGTCGGTCTCATTCGACATGACCGGAAGATTCATGCCCTCACGCGTCCTGTTGCGTGCGGCGGTCAGCGGGTCATTCAACACTTCCCCATCGTCGGACATCATGCTCACGCCGGTCGCGGAATCCGTCAAAGCGGATTCCAACGCTTCGAACGCTCCAGTCCACACGCCCCTGCCGGTGGCATGGTCGTATCGGCTTGTATCCTCCTTGCCCTGCATGATCGCCGCTACCGCCTCACGGGTCGAAGCCAATCCGAGCAGCGCCTTCCACGATGCGATCACCTCAGGCCGGAAGACGAAACTGTCCGACCCGTTCACCGGCGGATCGCAGCGGATGATACACAATCCGTTATCATCCATTTCAAAAGTCGCTGACAACATTCCCTCCAATCATTTGACCAGATAGGCGAGGTATTCGGCGTACACGTCGACCGGGCAAGGCTGGTCGGCGTTGTAAAGCTTCAGTTGGAAGCCGCTCTGCCCGCCCGTGTTGCATGGGTGCGCGATGATGCCCGCCCATTGCGAATCCGCGTTCGCGACGACGTAATAGTGGCCGTATTTCGTCGGGCTGAGCGTGCAGTTGACTTGCATTGATGCGCCGTTCGCGATGCTCTGGCCGGGATTCGGATACCACGCCTTCCACGCAGTCTGGGCCTGGAATGTAAAACGGTTCGTGATGCCGCCGAGATAGCCGCCGAGATGCAGGTATCCGGTGCCGATGTTCGCGCCGACTCCGACCTCGCCGTTCGCGTCTTGCGCTCCGAGCCAGCACTTCGAACCGTTCGCGCTATCGCCGGACAGAGTGAGGTAAGCGCTGCTTTTCTTGCTCTCGTCCGGCTCGTCGTAATCCGTGTTCGCCACGGCATGCACTCTGGATGTGACGCCGCCGCTGCCGGTACCGCCTTTCTTGCGCGGCTTCGATCTGAGAGACATGAACGCGGCGGGGTCGTTCTTGCTCACGTGTCCGCTCCACAAGTCCAGTTCGCCCATCGAGCCGACCTGATTCGACTGGATGACAGAAGCAATGGCCGGATGCGAAAAGTAGGCGGTGGACCCGTTGTAAGCCGGAAATTCGATGCCATCACCGGTGAAAGTCTCAGATCCGCCGATGATGTAGGTCTGATAATCCGGACTGATACGCACCCTGTGCCCGCTCGTGCGGGTTTGGAACGTGCCGGTCAGCACATTGCTCTTCCCCTCGCCGTCCAGGTAGACGGTGCGGTTGTGATTGCTGTCCCACATTTGCAAGGCCGTGCTATTGAGCTTCATGCCGGTGTTCTTGGCCTCGGAGCTCTGGAAGACGGCGCCGGTGAACACGTAGCCTCGGAACTGGCCTGCCGCCACCTTGTCGGACGTGATGGTGCCAGCCGCGATCTTGACGGCCGTCACACTGTTTGCCGCCAGCTTGTCGGCTGTGATGGCACCAGTCACAATCTTGGACGCATTGACCGAATTAGCGGCCAGCTTGTCGGCGTTTACCGCGCCAGCAGCCAAAGCGGCAGTGGTCACGGCATTGGCGGCGATGTCGCCCGCTTGAATCTTGTGGACGTTGAGCAGCGCCACGGTCATGTCTTCCGTGACCTTGAGCTTGCCAGTTGTCACGGAATTGGCGGCAATCTTGTCGGACGTGATGGACAGTGCGACGATATTTCGCGCCTGCACCGAGTTGGCGGCGAGTTTCGCGGCGGTCACCGCGTCAGCCACCAGCTTTTCAGTCGTGACCGAATTCGCGGCCAGCTTGTCCACCGTGATGGCATTGGCCTTGACCTTCTCGGCGGTCACGGAATCCACGGCGAGATGCTTCGCGGCCACGGTTCCAGACGCGAGGATGTTGTTCGCCACGAGGTCAAAAGGCTCGAAGCGCGTACCATCCCACGTAAGGACTTCCACCACACGATCGGACAAGGGCACCAAGACGCTCGGACTGTTGTTCGGAGCGCCCTGCCAGTAGGTGTAGAAGTCGGCCAAGAGGCTCGGTGAGTTGTTTTTCTCGCCTTTCCACCTCGTCCAATACTTCTGCGTGCGCCACCACATGTCCCCCGGCTTCAAGCCATCATGATTCGGCTCGTCGGGGCCACGGTAGATCAGATTCTTGCCATCCGCGGTGGTCTGCGCCTTTTTCGCGGCGGCCTGAGCCTGATTCGCCTGAGACGCGGCATTAGCGGCAGCAATATTGGCCTTGTCTGCCGTATCCTGCGCGGTCTTCGCAGCCGTATTGGCCTTGACGGCGGCGTTCGCGGCGTCGGTCGCGGCCTTATCGGTCACAGCCACCCAAGCACTACCATTCCACCTTTTCGGCGTGTTCGCACCATTCGTGGTGTCAATCCAGAGGGTCGAAGCCTTGCGCATCGACGTATCCGGCGCCGTGCTCTGGATCAGCACGTCGGCCTTGCCGTTCGCCACGCCAGCGGCGGCAGCTGCTGCGGTATTGGCCTTCTGGGCTGCATTGGCCGCATCGGTGGCGGACTGGGCCGCGCTATCGGCGGTGGCCTTGGCCTGAGTCGCCACGCTCGACGCATTGGCAGCAGTGGTCTTGGCATTGGCCGCGTCCGTCTTGGCAGCATTGGCCGAAGCGTTGGCGGTGTTAGCCAGCGTCTCCGCATTGCCAGCGGTCTTCTTCGCAGATTCGGCTGCGGTCTGTGCGGCATTGGCGGCATCCTTGGCCTGACCGGCGGTCGCGGTCGCACTTTTCGCAGCAGCAGTAGCAGCATTGGCGGTGTCCTGAGCGGTCTTCGCTGCACCATTGGCCGTGTCAGCCGCGCCCTGCGCGTTTTTCGCTGCGGCAGTGGCATTCTCAGCAGCCTTCTTCGCGTCGGTGGTCTTCGCGGCGTTATCCGCGATGTCGGACTTCGCCTGAGCGATTTCGTCGGCATTGCGCTCCACGTCGGCATAGCCCATGTGGTTCCAAGCGGCACCATCCCAGACAAGCGTGTCAATCACGCGATCAGACAATGGCACAAGCACGCTGGGCGAGGCGTTAGGCGCGCCCTGCCAGTACGTGTAGAAGTCAGCCAAGAGGCTCGGTGAGGCGTTCTTCTCTCCCTGCCACCTCGTCCAATACTTTTGCGTCTTGAGCCACAAGTCACCGACAATCAGATTGTCCTTCGGCTCGTCAGGCCCACGGAAAGTGTGATTCTTCGAATGTGCTTCGGCATACGCCTGCGCCGCCGACTCCTTCGCCGTGCTGATCTCGCCATTCGCGGCGGTCAGGTCGCTCTTGGTCTGCGCGATATCCTTCCGGGCCTGCGTCAGGTCGGTCTGCGCCTGGGCGAGCGACTTGGACGCCGCGTCAAGATTAGACTTGTTGGCTTGGATGTCCTTCTGCGCCTGCGTCAGCTTCGCCGCATTATCCTTCAAAGCCGTCTGATTGTCAGCCAAATCCTTTTGAATCTGCTTGACCTCATCAGGCGACACGGCGGACGCCACGGTCACAGTGGCAATCGCAGACCAGTCGGAGCGGTTGCCCGCATGGTCCACGGAACGCAAAGCATAGGAGTGCTGCGAGCCTGCGGTCAGACCGGTGATGAGGTAATCGCCTTGGCCGGCCTGAGAGGCGCTGATGATGCGCATTCCAGCAGCGGTAGCGCCTTCGCCTACTTCGATATGGTCGAAGTCCGGCTCCATCCGCGCCCCGGTGGAGGTCCTGCCGTCCCAGTGGACGGTGACCACGCCTAGCTTGGATGAGACTGTCGGCTCGGAGGGCACTGAGCACGGCGTCGTATCGGATTCGACGGTGGCCACCACGACAGCCGACCAATCACCCAGCTTGTCGGAATATGTCGGCACGGCGCGTACCCTAACCTCGATCTGAGTGCCGCAGTCCAGGTTGCCGAAGCCGAGCTGGAGCTTGTCGGTAGCGCCGGCGGCATGCCACGGCGCACCGTCCACATGCTTGCGCCACTCGATGGCGTAATTGCTGATCTCAATGGCCGTGTTATTCGTGGCTTCGGTCACTGCGGACCACATGGCGGTGGCCAAGCCGTGGGCGAAACCGTCGCTGCCGATATACGCATCAGTTTGCACCACAAGGCCGAGCGGCGCTTTAGGCACGCGATGATCATGGTCAGTGGAGACAGTGGTGCCGCTCTCACTGCCAGCCAATGCCGCGCCACCGGTAATGCCCTTTATCTTCTTCGCCTGCCTGACCGAGGCATCATACTTGATATCATTCAGAGCGATTGAGCAGGATAGTCCCTCATTCTGGCGCATGCTCAGGTCGATTTCCTGCACGCGCACCTTCTCCCCGTGCGAAACGGTGGGCGCGGTGATCCAGTCACCGACGCGATAGTCGATGAGCGGCAGATTATCCACATTCGCGGTCACCAAGTCGCGCGTGTACTGACCACGCACACGAGCCGCATCATCAAGCGTGGACTGCATAAAGGCCTGGGCAGTGTCCTTATCGGACACGCCACCCTGCGAGCTGTAGGACTCCCACTTGCCCCACGGTGTCGGCGCGGCCGGATTATCCATGCGGAAAAGCAGATTATTGTCACCCTCGACAAGGATGGTGCTGGCCAAATCCGCGATGGACTCCTCAAATGGCGCCTCGCTGATATCGCGAGCAAGCTGGAGCACGACGCTCTTGCTCAGGTCACGGCTCAATGTCGTGCTGTCGGCGTTCCACATTTTCAAGGTGCGCCCGCTGGTGCGCCAGTCGCAGCCGCCGCCGTTGACCAGCGAGCTGAGAATGGTCTGCAGGTCGGTGCCCAAGGAATAGTAAAGCGTGTACTTCCTCGCCCATGCCTCGCCGCCCGCGTCCCTCGCGGTATCGAAGCCGAGCGTCAGGCCGGTGGCCACGCCGCCACGCGCCTTGTTCTCGTCCAACAGGGTCTTGAGAATCACACCCGGATTCGACGAATAGAAGGGCCTCTTGCCCTTGTTGTCACCGTCCGCGAGCAGATGGCTGGAATCGTTGTTCTCCGCCTTGCTCAGGAGCCAACTGATCGACTGGCCGGAATAGGTGACGGTCTTGGTACGGTCGTCCGTCTTGCCGCTGCGCCCAGTGATGACATAGCGAGCATTGTCCGGCTCCCTATAACCGGTGCCGTCCGACACCTCCACGGCCACTTCCAGCCCGTCCGTCAGCTCACGGTCGAACGCCTGCGCGTCACCGGAAAGCATGGAATATTCAATGCTGATTGCGCCGTCATCATCGTGGAGCATCGACGCGCTGAAGCTCACCGGATCCGCAAGGACGCCGATACGCGCGCCGAACGGACGATAGGCCACGAGACGGGCATGAAGGGACTTTGCCATGAATCACTCCCAGGATTGCAAAAACCGGCAGACCACCTTGTCGGTGCCGCCGGTCTGTTTGATTGCGAGGCGATAATCGCCGGAATCGATCGCGGGCCACACCTGCAGTGGCTCGGTGGTCCAGTCGACGCCGGACGTCACATCCGTGCCGCCTGACCATGCGTCGGCGTTGGCAGCCGTCCACGCCTTGCGATTGGCCACATCGACGAAAAGATAAGGTCGTGAGGCGTCGCGTTTGCCACCCCACAGCAGATTCGTGCCACTTATCGGGTCACTGATCGTGACGGCGGTTGCGGCACCGAAACGCAATGCCAGCGCGGTGAGTGGTGCATTGGACAGCCAGCCACCGGGGATGGTGTCGAAAAGCTGCGAGGGCGAGGCGTTCGGCAATCCAGCCCAGCGCGTCCAATACCCCTTGTTGCTGGGCTTATCGACACTACCGGCCATGAGACGCCCGCCAGTCGCGTCCAAGGTGCGCTCCTGCCACTGCTCCCCCTGCCAATAAACGTCAGGCAATTGGAAGACGGCGGTGGCCGCGCGGTGGTCATCCCACGGAATCTCGTCACCGTCCGGCTGACATGACGTGCACACCGCGCTGGCGGTCATGCGCCGAGTCCAACCGGACACCGTGTCACGCTCCACGCGCGTCAGCTTGGAAGCCAAACGGCACAAGCGGTAGAAGCGGTGCATCAGAGTATCCGCATCAGGCCCATTCGTGATGAATTTCAGCGTGATTTCCGGCGCGCCGAAAGCCAGTGGGCCAGCAGGAAGCATCACACCACTCCGACCATTCACCGTGACGGAATTAATGCGCGGGCTGATGCTCGTGAAATGGGTGGTGCCGACTATCAGGTTCGAATGCTCACCGGTCAGCTGCTGACCATTGATGAGATAATCCGTGAGAATCATTGCACCACCCTTTTCACTTGTGTGTCACCATTGCGGCATTGCCGCCGTCTGCAATCGTTGCTGCGTGCTGATGCTCGTCGGAGCGATCGCCGGATAATTGAAGGTCTGCTGGACATACGTGGTCGAACCACCGCCGTTGCTGACATTCGCGCGCCCCGACTTCGACGCATCCACATCGAAACCGCCATTGATCTGCGCATTCATGCCATTGACAGTGCGCTGCACGTCCTTCCAGCCAGCCTTAAGGCTCTTGTCAAAGCCCTGCATGATCGCCTGACCAGCAGGACGCAACATCACCTTGTCGTAGCTGAGCGGACCCTTATGCTTGACAATCCAGTCACCGATACCGCTCACAAAGCTTGCGACCGGACCGAATGCCGACATCAAGCCCCTCAGCAAGCCACTAAGAATGGCCTTGCCAGCACTGATGAGCCAAGAACCGGCACCGGAGAAGAAGCCGGAGATGTGCCCTCTGATGCTTCCGAGAAAACCACCAAGGACATTCATGGCGCTTGTGATGCCGGAAATCAGTCCGCCGATGATTGACGCGCCGGCAGTCAAAAGCCATGTGGCAGCACCGGAAAAGATGCCCATAATCGCGCTCCCGATGCCACCAATAATGCCAAGCACCGTTTCCACGGCACCCTTGACAATCTGTTGGAATCCCTCAAACGCCTGCCGCCAATCTCCAGAAATGAGACTGGAGACAACGTTGATGACACCTTGAATGAATGTCATCGCGCCTTGAAGTATGAGCTGGACGGAACCAATGACGCCTTGGATGAAAGGCGTCATTACCTGAATTGCCGGGAAAAGCGTATTTTGAATGAAACCAATGATTGCGGAAATTACCGCCGACACTATCGGAGCAAGACCCTGCACGACTGAGGCAATGCCAGTCAACGCACTAGTCACGATAGGGGCCAATTGCTGAATCAATGGAACGACAACAGTCGAGACCAGATTGACAACCAGACTGCTGATCTGCGAAATAATCGGCGTCAGCGACTGTATCGCGGACGTGATGGCAGTCAGCACGACGGTCACTACTGGCGCGAGTCCCTGGATAATCGGGACCAATGCCTGCACCACCGTGGTCACCACGGTCAAGATGCCTTGAATGGCCGGAACCATAGCTCCTATCAGCGTCGAGATTATCGGCGTCAGAAGCGGAATGATTTGGGCAAGCACCGGAATCAGAGCCTGAGACAACTGATTGAAAGCCTTCATCAGCGTCTGAATTGACGGCTGAAGCATTTGGAATGCCTGCTGCAAGCTGACGAAGACATTCTTGAGCATCGTGCCGAATTCGCTGCGGAGCTGTGGGCTCGTGGCAATCAATCCCGCCAGAGCGCCAATCACCAAAGTGATAGGACCACCAAGACCACCGAGCACTTTGCCCAAGCTGCCAAACATGCTGCCGATGATCGGCACGCCACTCAATCCGCTCAAAGCGCCGCCAAGACCAGCCGCACCCAGCAAGCCGGTCACAGCCGCGATAGGCCCGGACAGTGAGCCAAGACTCTTGGCAAAGCCACTGAAATCAAGCTTGCCAATCTTGTCAGCGACAGCACCGAACACCTTTTCCAAGGGTGGACCGATCTTCTCGGCCAGCGACGCCACCTTATCAAAAAACGCGGTGATGAGCGGTTCGACGGCCTGCACCATCTTGATGACCGCGCCGCCGACCCCGCCGAACGCCGCGATGAGATCATTGCCGACCGAAGTCTTCAACCCGGCGATCTCATGCTGCAGTATGGTCATCTTGCCCTGCGGAGTCTCCGCAAGGGCCTTGTTGATGCCACCGAAATTAGCTTCCAGAACCTGCGCTGCCATAGCGGCCTTCTCGGACGCCGACCCCTCCTGCAAGACCTTCTTCTGCGCGTCGGTCATCGTCACGCCATATTTCGACAGTGCCGTGGCGCTGCCGGTCATGACCTTGCCGAGCAGATTCGCGATCTGCACGCCATCCTGAGCCGTCGCGTTATAGCCCTTGTTGTTGGCGATCATGTCGGCCAAAGCGGGCGTCAAGGTCTTGACCTGATCGGCGGTCAGCGCGAAAGTGCCGAGCTGTGCCTGAGCGGCCTTCAAGGTGCCACCGGATATGACGCCGGTCTGTCCAAGCGTCTTATTCAGGCTGAGCAGCGACTTCTGCTCTTCATCACTCCAGTTATTGTTCTTGGCGACCTGCTGGAATTTCGCGGTCACCTCACCGGCCTTGAGGGCCGCATCCACGGCCTGCTTGCCGAAATTCACCAGATATCCGCCAGCGGCGGCAGCGGCGCCGGACACGACGGTGGCCATGCCCTTCGCGGCCTTGCCGATGCCGGACACGGCCTTCGACGCGAAGCCGGACGCTTTGCTCAAGCCAGAATGCAAGGCGCTGCCGGCCTTCGCGGCAGCATTACGCGCACCCTCCGGCAGCGCATTCCAAGCAGCCGAAAACTTGCTTTTGATGTTGGACGTGACCTCGCCAGCCGTCGAACTGATCTTCTGCACCGCCGCGTTCACGCCTGGAATCTTACCGACGATCTGCTGTGCCGTTGAGGTAAAGCCGGAAGCCATACGGCTGAACGCATTCTTGGACTTGTCGGATTCGGCCGCCAATTGCGTTTCGAGGTCCTTGAGCCGTCCTTGCGCCGTCTTGAGGTTGTCGGACGCCGCCTTGAGATTGTCAGCCGCCGTCTTCTGTTTGATTTGAGCTTGTTCGAGTTTGATGGCCGCAGCCTGAGCCTGCGTGCTGTCCGCACCATATTTCTGTGTGGCCGCGTTCAGCTTCTCCTGCGCGGCCTGCACCTGCACGCCAGCCGCCTTGAATTTCAGCAAGGCGTCCGTATTCTTCTGCGAGGCTTGCGCCACGTCCTTTTTAAAGGACTTCAGGGCTTCGGAATTCAGCTCGGCCGCACCACTGTTGAAACCGCTTTTGAAGGCGCTGCCGATCTGCTTGCCCTTCTGCGCGCCATTGAAACCCTTCGTGAAGGAGTTTTTCATGTCGGAGACGGCCTTGCCGGTCTCCTTGGCCACATTCTGGCGGAAGCCCTTCATCTGCGGGAAAATGCTCACATGCGCGGAACCAAGCTCACTACCGCCAGCCATGACAGCCTCCTCTATTCACTTTTTTTGAAGCCGAAGATGCTGCTCATCGACTCCAAAGCCTCACGACGCTCCTCATCGGTCACCTCGACGTGCTTCTTCCCCGCCTTTTCCGGCGCG